GCCATCTCTTGTTACCAAGTTTTCTGGTTTGTCAATAGGTAAACCCATTCTATCAAACCATTTGTTTTTAACATTATAAACATATCCTAATGTACCATCAGATAGTTTGATTGACTTCTTGTCTATCTTACCATCATAAGTTGAACCATCTTTTAATATTAAAGTAAGTGTGCCGTGTAAGTTTTGATATATTCTATCTATTGTTACATCACCTCTTTTATTTGATTCTGGTATTGTCATTTGTTTACAAATATTTCTTTCATAATTAATTTACATTCTGTAGCATTAAAATTTGTAAATGGTTTTAATCTGGTAATCGTAGATGCGATTTCAGGCCATACAAAAGTTTCTTTAATTTCCTTATTCCAATTTTTGACAAACGATAAGAAGTGGTCAAACACGACTGCGGATTGTAACCCGACCTTTTTTTGAATAAGTAACTGTAAAAGTCGAGGGTGTTGTCCATTATTGCAAACAAAACCATCATCAAAACGAAAGCCACGAGAACGAAAGTCATCATCAATACATACGCAATCACTTCTAAAGTGGTAAGTAAAGGCCTCTTTACGTTTTTTATAAGCCAGATAGACTTCTCTACCATCGTTCTGTAAAAGATTACCAATCCATCTCTTGCGATCTGCAAGAAAGTTAGCAATAAAGAAATCAAGTATATCAGTTTGTCCATATTTTGTACTTAACTTATGAAAGAAATATCTATCCTTTCTCTTTGTAAAACTATCAAGTGTTGCATTAACTTTTCCACCATACTTTATATAGTCATATGTTTTTGATGTAAAATGTAATTTAACACCGAGATAAACTTTATATACATCAAACCCACCATACATATTATACTGGCAATATTCCACCTTTTGGTGTATTTAACATTCTTAAATCTATTGCTTCTACTTTGATTTTTTCTTTTAATGATTTTGAAACTAATGGTGATACTGTTCCTGTGTCTATATCATTTTCTTCACAATATAAAATAACAGCATCCATATAAGATATTCTTTTTTCTTTGACTATACTCTCAATTTTCAAACTAAATTCTTTACTATTCATTATCACCTCTTTCTTATGGTGGTCTTCACTCTCGCTACTAACCACCACGTTATAACTCTTTTAATATATCATATTTTTATATTTTTGTCAACCCTATTGTACGGTTGTTACATCAAATGTGTGGAACATTAAACATCTTTCAAGCCCACTAGGTACATCAATAACTACAGCGTTTTGGTGTGTTTCTTCATTAACAAAATACGTAATCATAAAAACTGGAGTTCCATCTGGTTTCATACCTTCTCTACCTAAAGAAATATGATATGGTTTCATACCCATATGATCTATATAAGCTTGTACTTTTTCTGGTGTACTACACAATGTAGGCATATCTTGGAAATATACATTTGCTTCCATAGTTTCGTGTTGTGCACTAGCCGTAATCGTAAATAAACTGAATAATATACTGATTAATATTTTTTTCATTAGCCCTCTCTGATGATAAAACGTGGGCCACTTTTTTAATCTTCTTGCTTGATTTTATCTTTGTTTTGTTCTTCATAATATTTATAAAAGTCTTGTATAGCCTTTTCTAACATAGGCATATACTCTTTTTTCTCTTTGATATATGAAGCAACAGTACCATCTTCACCAGCAAGTAAAATTACTATTTGTTCAATTGGTTTACCAAATAGTTCTTCATACATAATTGCATAAGCAGTTGTTTGTAAGAAGTAGTTTTCAATCCAATCTTCTTTTCGTTCTTTGTTTGCTGTTTTAAAATCAATTACAGATAACTTACCATTGTATTCAGCGATACAGTCAACTTGACCAGCGATTGTAAGTTTCTTACTATACATAATTGTTTCTAAACAATGTATGTTATCAATCTGATCTATGTACGGTCTTAATAGTTTAAATAGACCAAGTGGTAATACATCTCTAATAGATGGTGTTTCGTTTTTAAGATATTGTTCTACAAGTAAGTGTGTTGCTTTACCTCTACGAGCCGCTCTATTCATTTCCCAATTGGCAACTTGTTCGCCAATACTATCACGCCACTTTTGTAAACCTTCTTTTGATCTAATACCTAATACTGTAGTTACAGATGGATATGCTTTTCCGTCTATATCATAGAAACGAAAACCATCTACTTTTTTACCAACAGTTTTAGGAAGTTTTGTTGTGTCTAATTCTTTAAATTTAAAT